GCCGTCATACATTCCGTTGCCGCGATCCTTTGCATTGCTGTTTAGGTAATCAATACGTGCCTTAATCTGGTCCGGGTTATTCATATCAACCCGGTTACCCAGCGCCGCCATACGGTTGGATGATGATGTGGCAAGTTTTCCTGCACCAGCTGCTGCTTTAATCAGCCATCCGGCAAGCTGCGCTACCTGACTGACAAGGTCGGCAATGCCCTGCAGTACTTTCGGATCAGTCAATACATCGTGAATCTCTGAGAGGGAGTTATTCAGCGGACTCAGGTCAACGTGCGCCAGTCCGGCTGCGATCTCCATCTTCAGCCCCTTCACCTGAGCTTCCATATCCTGAAACAGGGTGTTGACCTTAATCAGGTCATCAATAGATTGCGGGTCAGGTGCTACGCCATAATCTTTCGCCAGCTGAATGAACTGATTCAGCTTTGCATTGTTGTTGTCGAATAGCGGAAGAAGCTTTGAAAGGTCATTACCCAGGCTTTCAAGGATGGTGACCTTTCCTGCGTTGGTGCTGATTTTGCCCAGCGCCTCACCAATCGCCAGCAGCTGTTTGTCCGGTGAGACCTTCGACAGCTTATCGGCAGACAGGCCAAGAGAGTTCAGTGCATCTACTGCTTCGCCTGACTTGTTCAGGACCGCATCACCGATTTTATCGCTGAGGTCTTTGAAGATGTCGGCCATGTTGTCACCAGCAACACCGGCTTTCTCTGCCGCGAACTGCCACGCAAGCAGCTCCTGTGTGGACATCTTCAGCGACTTCGCCCACTGGTCTGTGGCATTAACCTGTTCGGACGTTGATTTAAGTAAAGCGAAACCGGCTGTGCCTGCCGCGAGCGCTGCCGCCTGAACCGCGCCGCCTACTGAGAGCAGTGCGGCTGAACTGGCAGCGGCGTCCTTCTGGACCTGCTTAGCCCACTTTTCAGAGGCACGCTCGGCTTTGTCCATGCCTGAAACGAAGCCGCCCACTTTTGCGATCAGGTCAATCGTCAGCGTGCCAAGTGATTTTGAAGCCATAAACTCTCCGTCTGGCGGCCGTTATCCCCAGCTGGTCATGGCTTCATTAAGTGAAATCGGCTCATCAGCAGCAGTGACTTTAGTGAAGTGCAGCGTGAAGTCTGTCGGGCTGAACGGCGGCGTTTTCGCATCACGGTTCACGTTAGCAATGATGCTTGCCACCACCCCTGCGCCCCACTCGGTGCGCATCATGGGGTTCAGGCTTCCGTAGCGTTCCCGGTATTTTGCCCAGAGTTGCGACTCTTTGAAGGTGATCGTCTCACGCGCTTCTGCGATGGTGCGTCCACCGATGCCGTTGAGGACGAGCTCGCACCAGAATTCGTCTTCGGCGCTGAGCTCGAAGTCTTTCCCAGATCGTTAACTTCCTGAATGGCAACCAGCAGTGCAATGGTGAGCGCACCATCAAGAGAGCCGCGATCCGGGTCAGCCTCGCCGGTAATGTCAGCCGGGGTGAAAACGGGCTTGCCGAACTCATCACAGATTGATGCTGCGATGCGGCCTGCCACACCATCCACTTTGCCGCCCATTGCCAGTACATCAGACGTGGCGGTGTGATAGCCCATCGGGCGCACATATACGGTCGCGGTAAAGTCTTTTTCGCCCTGTTTCCAGCTGATTTCTTTTTCGACCGGACGCCCGGTAAACGCGCCAGCGGTTTTAAGCGTATCAAGTGTCAATTTCATCGTTTATTCCGGTAATAACTCAGGGGCAGAATCGCCCCTGAAATCAGGCAGAGGGAGTGGCTTTAGGCACCCATACAGCAGAGCCAGAACGCTGAATGGAAGCAGAAGAAGACACGACCGTGTTGGCAGCGAAATCAAAAGGGAAGTCGGAGACATAACCCTTGAACACAAACCACGTGCGGCTGTCAGGGAGCGTCAGGCCATCTACTGCACCTGCAGCGCCATCAGCAGCGGCTACTGGCGAAGCAGTTCCATCTGACCAGCCGATAGCAAAGGTCAGGTCCTGATCATCTTCAGCATCAGAAATAGACAGGTTATAGAGCATGATGTGACTGGTGTTTTTCGGGTCCGCATTAAGCGTCAGTGAGGCCGCACCGGGCGTGCGCAGACCACGCTTATAGGTCCGATCGAGCCGCTCAGAAAGACAGGTATCTTCAATCTGGTCGGCAGGGTTGCTGCCGGGTGAAAATGCAGTAATGCACTCAATCTCGCTCACCGCGCCTTTTGCGAGTACAAAAAGCTGTGTACCTTGCGTCAGTACAGACATTGTTATCTCCGGTTATAAAAAAACCGGCACAGGGCCGGTGGGTGAATAGTTCAGTTAGCGCGGCACTATCCAGTCAACATCGAATGAGTACCGGTATCGCCTGGTTACATTGTCGCGGGTTTGATCGCCCCATCGGGTAATGTAGGCGTGGATTTCTATGGCATCACGCAGCGCTGCGGCCACAGCAATCGCTTCTTCAGGTGTGTCAGCATAAACATCAACCTGGAGCGTGAACGTATCCGTATCAGGACGCTGAGCCAGGTAATTCTCCGGCTCACCAGTAATGTTCTGCCAGACAGCATAGGGATAACTAACATCGTCATCCTGCTGACCAAAGGGATACAGGCGCAGGCTTTCGCCACCAATCAGAGCATTAACTTCAGGACTGGCGCTGCATACGGGAAAAATGGGTGCTATCACGGTGACTGCCCTTTCTTACGGGCGCGTTTAATTGCCCGGTCAATTGCCAGTTCGTACTCGGTTCCAAAGGTATTGATGACCTGATCGATACTGCTTTCGGCAGCCGGGCGCATGAATGGCTGCGCCTTCATTTTCTCCGTGCCGAACTCAAGAAGCCGCCAGTGCGGCGTAGGTGCATTAAGGCTTTTATCGGGGTGTTTTTGCAGGACCGCGCCATGCGCAACGCCAATCCGGAACCCGAGGTTTCCCGTTTGCCTGAAAAACCGTCCGTTCCAGCGAAGCGCAACGTTATTCGCGATACTCCTTCCCGTTGACATGTCATCCAGCTGCCGGGCGTTTGCTCTGGCTTTGTCAGCAATGACATTTCCGGCACGACGCAGTGCGGCTCTGCCACCCTTGCGCCTGAGGTCATCGCTGATTTCAGTCAACTTGCCCAGCAGTGAATCCATGCCCGTCAGGTTAAAATCAACGCCATCAGCCATCATTGACGCCCTCTGAACACGGAAGCGTCAGGTAATCACGACCGCTTTTATCGTCAGCCAGAACACCTTCAATGTTAAAGATTTTCCCGGCGTAAACGATACGATGTTTTGGGGTCACATCGCTGCGAAAGCGAATGGTGATACGTGTGGTTACTTCACTCTGTGTGGCCTGTGCCGCGACAAACTCCCGCGCAGACAGCGGGGCAACCTCCGCCCACAGCTTTGCTGTTTCCTGCCAGGAATTAACAACAGCTCCAGTTAAAGGGTTCTGGGTTTTGACGGACTTCTGGAGCGAGACGCGGTGACGTAATTTTCCGGCCTGCATAATTATCCCTTAGCCGCCCCGCTAAGATATGTCGGCGCTGGCATGTCATTGTCTGAGACGTCAATGACTGACTGATAAACCACGGCAGCAAGCGCCTCGTTTGATTCAGCCAGGCGGTTTATTGCTTCGCTCTGCGACTTCATCCCCTGTGCGACCTGATGAAGACTTTCTGCCAGTTTCTCCAGCGTGGTCGCCAGCAGGCTTTCCTGTAATTCTTTCATTAGCGAGTGCCACCATTTTTTTTAGCCATTCACGTCGCTTCTGGCATCCTGAACAGGCCATCAGTGCCACCTGCGATGTCGGTATAACAACGCCTCCACACCAAACGGAATTTCTGACTGATTCTGCCCACCTGCTTCACGGTTTGAATAGTAGTGACCGATCAGCAGCAGCATCGCCTGCCATATGCCCGAAGTAAAAAGAACCTCACGGGGAGGTTCTTCGTTTTCTGCGGTGGTTGTTAGCTGCGCCACCAGAATGCCGTCACAATAATGTTCGATGAAGTCCACTGATGCCTGCGCATAGCCTGCAATCAGGTCGTCTTCATCATCGTGATCAACTCTCAGGTGCTTCTTAACCAGCGCCACCTGTTGCGGGCTTATTTCCACTTTTGCCCCCTTTCTTTACGGGTACCGAAGCCGAATCGTCATTTGATTCATCTTCGACAGCTTCAGCCAGGTGCAGCCCGACCAGAGCCTCACCGATTTCTTTTTTAACCACCTTCACTTCACCCTGCGAGACAGTGCCAAGGTGAAAATGAGAGAACATGCGAAGTGCTTTGATTTTCATGTCTGTAAACGCGGTCATTGCTGACCGCGCCCTTCAGTTATGCGCCGCCAGCGGCAACGGTGATATCGCCGGTAACAATGGCGGCAGGACGGTAGTGAGCCAGCGCCAGACGTTCTTCACACAGGATGGTCAGCATATTTTTCACGAAGTTATCGCGATCCTGATTGCTGATTTCAACGGTTGCGTCCATGCGGTCCCACACCTGAGAAGCCAGGCCAAACGCACCAACCGTGAACTTACCTGCTGCCTGAGCGGTCGTTGAAACAACCGGCAGACCCCACAGCACTTTCGAAGCGAAAGCCTGCGGACCGCCGAGAATGTAGTTGCCGTTGGCATCCTTAAGCAGCGCGATGCGGTGCCAGTCAGCCGGGTTAAGAACAATACCGTCCGCTTCAAACTCGCTCAGCGACACCTGATAGATAGCATGCGCCAGAACGTCAGCCCCGGTGTCACCGGTGGCATTGAGTGCCGCTTCGTAGTCGTTAGCGACCACGTTCAGACCCTGAAGATTGTCACCGGTGCCGTCACCGTTGAGCATCTGATTCTCTTCCACCAGCGCCAGACCGTACATCATGCGGGAGTTGATGTAGGACTGCAGGGCTGGCGCGTCATCCATAATCTGACGTGATGCCTGAATCCAGTGCGCGATGGTTTTCACGTTCGCGGTTTCTTTAGTGAAGGTGATGTTGCTCTCAGGCTTCAGCGTACCTTCAGCTACCGGCGCAGCCGCATTGGTGAATACGTTCTCACGGACATATTCAAGGGCATTGCTGGAGATGCGGCCCTGTGACAGCAGGTCACGAACGGTCAGGCGACGCAGGCCAGGCATAAGAATGCCAGGATTCTGCTGTGGCAGAACGAGGCTACCGGCAGAGGTGCTGCCGGAACCGATGGCCTTATCAAAGCTGGTCACTTTTGCTTTGGTACGTGAGCCATCCCAGCCTTTGATAAGGTCTTCAGAGACACGCTCGGCAAATGACTTCTGAGCGGTCTGATCGGGTGAGTTGCCTGCAAGCTTCTGCTCAAGATCAAAAAGGCGGGTACCAGTGGCCTTCAGCTCGTCCTGTGCCTTTGCCAGGTCAGTCTGAAGCTGCTGGTTAATCTGGCCGTTTTCGTTGATGGATTTACGCTGTTCTTCGATGAGCTGTTTCACTTCTTTCTGTGAATTCTCAATCGCTTTTTCAAGGGTGGCTAATTCAGACATGTAATGCTCCGTTATGCGTTCCGCAGGTTAGCGGCAAAGGAAGTTATGCGCTGTGCAAGCGCGTCAATGTCGCCGCTATCGGACTCGCTCCGACCTGCGGACTTAACACTGGCAAGAAATGCCTGTGCTTCTGCACGCGAAAGCCCTGCTGAATCCCTCAGGAAAGCTTCCGCGTCTCGAATGGTTTTGATTGTTTCGATGCTCTTCATGGCAGACACGCCAGCAAGCTCGTTAGCAGGGAACGTGCAGACGCTGATCTCACGCAGATAGGAAATGTTTTTGAAAATCATTCCCGTTGTGCCGATGCTGTAATCATCTTTTGATACGGAAAATCCGACTGACATTCCCTCAACGGTGCCGTGTTGCATGGCGGCCTTAAGATCAGATGAAGCACTCAGCCCTGGTGTTAACTGACCCCGGACAAAAAGGCCTTTTTCATCCTCTTCCAGCGTCTCCCATTTCCCTACCGGCACCTCAAAAGTGCGATGGTTAAAGAACATCGCTACCTTGCGGCTTTGCGTGGCCAGAGTATTTTTAAACGCGCCAGGAAGAATAATGTCGCCGTCAGAATCTGTGTTGTTAAACACAGAGGCGTAACCTTCAAAAATCCCCTGACTGCCATCACCTGCAAACTT